CGCTGCGATATATGCACCACCCACAATTCTCAGGCTTGTTACTGCGAAGAACAACGGAAGAACTCAGAGAACTGGTGTGGAAGTCACAAGAACTCTACCCACAGATCATAAAAGGCATTAAGTGGTCTGAAAGAAAGATGCAATGGGTAGCCCCATCAGGTGGCAGATTATGGATGTCATACCTTGATAGAGATGAAGATGTACTCCGTTATCAGGGTCTAGCATTTAGCTGGGTAGGATTTGATGAACTGACACAGTGGCCTACTGCATTTGCTTGGAATTATATGCGATCTCGACTTAGATCGGCAGCACCCGACTTACCGATTTATATGAGAGCAACAACAAACCCAGGTGGGATAGGACATTATTGGGTAAAAAAATTATTTATCGATCCTTCTCCACCAAACAAATCTTTTCCTGCTACTGACTCAGAAACGGGTGCAGAATTAAAGTTCCCTAAAGGGCATGAAAGAGAGGGTGAATATTTATTTAAACGTAAATTTATCCCTGCCCTACTAAAGGATAATCCGTATTTGATGAAGACGGGTGACTATGAAGCTAACTTGCTTTCATTACCAGAACATCAAAGAAAAAGATTATTAGAAGGTAATTGGGATGTAGCTGAAGGTGCTGCATTTCCCGAATTTGATAGGAATGTACATGTTATTGAGCCTTACAAAATCCCTACAACTTGGACGAAATTTCGTGCATGTGATTATGGATATGGCTCTTGGTCAGCAGTTCTCTGGTTCGCAGTTACACCATCCGAACAGCTTGTGGTATATCGTGAGTTGTATGTATCGAAGGTTTTAGCCGTAGACCTTGCACATATGGTGCTAGAAGCAGAGGAAAGTGATGGAAGTATTAGGTATGGGGTATTGGACAGTTCTCTTTGGCATAAACGGGGTGATACTGGCCCTTCTCTTGCTGAACAAATGATACTGCAAGGCTGTCGATGGCGGCCTTCAGATAGAACAAGAGGAAGTCGTGTAGCTAGTAAAAACGAATTACACAGAAGACTTCAAGTAGACGAATTCACAGGAGAGCCAAGACTTGTTTTCTTTAATAATTGTAAATCATCTATCGCCCAACTACCTATCTTACCAATTGACAAAAACAACCCAGAAGACGTTGACACAAAAGCAGAAGACCACATATACGATGCTCTCAGATATGGCATACAAAGCCGTCCGAGGTTTAACCCGTCTGGTTTTAGTGATGACCTTCCAAAGGAAACACACAGACCAGCAGATTTAATGTTTGGATATTAAAATTATGGAAGACCAAGAACTAAATAACGAAAATGAAGGTGTTGCAGCACTAGAGGATAAACCCGACACTGTAGATCAAAATGGGGGTTTAGTTAGTTATGTTACGTCTAAGTTCCAAAAATCTAAAACAGCTAGAATGTCAGACGAAAAAAGATGGCTTGATTCTTATAGAAATTATAGAGGAACATATAGTACAGACGTACAGTTTACTGAACAGGAAAAGTCTAGAGTATTTGTAAAAGTAACAAAAACTAAAGTATTAGCTGCCTATGGTCAGATTGTTGACGTTTTATTTGCTAACAATCGATTTCCTATATCTGTTGATCCTACTGCTATTCCCGAAGGTGTAGCAGAAAGTGTACACTTTGATCCTAAACAACCAGCAGAAGCAAAAGAAGAAGCTTCACCTTATGGATTTAAAGGAGATGGAAATGATTTGCCTGCAGGTGCAACACTAAAAGACTTACTTGGGCCGCTTAAAGAAGATTTAGCAGACATAGAAGGTTTAAAAGAAGGTCAAGGTAAAACACCATCAGCTATAACATTTCATCCAGCTATGGTAGCTGCCAAAAGTATGGAAAAGAAAATACTTGATCAGCTTGAGGAAAGTGGTGCGAGTAAACAATTAAGATCAACTGCATTTGAAATGGCATTACTTGGAACAGGCATAATGAAAGGCCCGTTTGCTTTTGAAAAAGAATACCCTAACTGGAACGATGAAGGTGGATATGAGCCAACAATAAAAGCTGTTCCAAAAACTAGCCATGTATCTGTATGGAATTTTTATCCCGATCCAGATGCTTCAAGTATGGATGATGCATCCTACGTTATTGAGCGACAGAAACTAAATAGAACACAGTTAAGAGGTCTAAAAAACAGACCTTATTTCCGTGCTGATCAGATTGAAGAATGTATAGAAATGGGTGAAACATATGCAAAAGAATATTGGGAAGATGATTTAAGAGATGACCAAGAAGCATACGACATAGATAGATTTGAAGTTTTAGAATTCTGGGGAACAATGGATAAACAGTTTCTAGAAGAATTTGATTTAACTATTCCACCCGAATTAAAAGACCAAGAAGAATTACAGATAAATGCTTGGGTATGTTGTGGAAAGATAATAAGATTAGTACTTAATCCGTTTAAACCTGCACGAATACCTTACTGTGCTGTTCCTTATGAGTTAAACCCCTACTCTTTCTTTGGTGTAGGTCTAGCTGAAAATATGTCTGATACACAGACACTAATGAATGGCTTTATGAGAATGGCAGTAGATAATGCCGTTTTATCAGGAAATCTGCTTATAGAAGTAGATGAAACTAACTTAGTTCCTGGACAAGATTTAACAGTATATCCTGGTAAAGTTTTTAGAAGACAGGGCGGCGCTCCTGGTCAAGCTATCTTTGGTACAAAGTTTCCAAATGTATCCAATGAAAATATGCAATTGTTTGATAAAGCGAGACAACTTGCTGACGAAAGCACAGGTCTACCTTCATTTGCTCATGGACAAACAGGTGTTCAAGGAACTGGTAGAACAGCATCGGGTATATCGATGTTAATGAATGCTGCAAGTGTGTCAATTAAGACAGTTGTTAAAAATCTAGATGATTATTTATTAAGACCTTTAGGCGAAAGATTATTTGCATTTAATATGCAGTTTGACTTTGATCCAGAAATTAAAGGCGATTTAGAAGTTAAAGCTAGAGGAACAGAAAGCTTGATGGCTAACGAAGTCAGAAGTCAAAGATTAATGCAGTTCTTACAAGTTGCAAGTAATCCTGTTCTAGCACCATTTGCTAAGATGGATTTTATAATAAGAGAAATAGCTAAGTCTATGGATTTAGATCCGGACAAGGTGACGAATAATATGGCTGAAGCAGCAAGACAAGCAGAAGTATTTAAGGATTTTAGACAAGAAGCTCCACCACCAGAAATGGAAGGACAACCAGTTGCTGGGGCTGATCCAATGGATACGTCTGGTGCAGGGGGTGGAAATATAGGAACGGGTCAAGCACCAGTTCCTGGTGAACAAGGATTTACAGGTAATGACCAACAAGCAAACACTAAGCAAACTCAAGCCCCTAGTGAACAACCAGAAGCTGCACAACAGCTTCAATGATTATTTAAATGAATTAATACAACAGCAATATTTAACCTTAGAATCAGCTACTGAACAATTACTAATAAGTAGAACTCAAGGAAAAATAGCTGCCTATAGAAGACTTATGTTTTTAAGAGAGGAAGTTAATAATGGCAAGTGAAGAATATCCTGAAATCCCAAAAGCATTTATTTACGAAAGTTTATTTAATGCTTGGAAATATAATAATAGTAATTTTCCCGATACAAAAGAAGGTTGGGAGGAAAAGCAGAGAAATCTTGACATAATAAGTAATGCAAGAAATCAATACGGAAAAGATCAAGTCAATATGGCTTGGGGATTATATCAAGATGCTATTAGAAATAATGAGTTTAGTAAAGGTGGAATGCCTATAAATAAACAAATGTCGTTGTTTCAAGAGGGTGGCTTGGAACAAGATGGTGGTACAATTGATCCTGTGTCTGGAAACGATGTTCCTCCAGGAGCTATACAAGAAGAAGTTAGAGATGACGTTCCTGCAAGATTGTCAGAAGGAGAGTTTGTATTCCCAGCAGACGTTGTGCGATATTGGGGTTTAAGCTCCTTAATGAAAATGAGACAAGAAGCAAAAGTAGGCTTACAACAAATGGAAGCTATGGGTCAGATGGGTAATTCTGAAGAAGCAGTTATACCTGATGATGCTCCTACATTTCCCGTACCTGAAATAGCTATTACGGAAGAAGGGCAACAACCTATGCCCGAACAACAGCCAATGGTAGCAAAAGGTGGAGACATAAAAAAATTCAATGAAGGTGGAGATGTTTCTTATGAAGATGTAATGGGAAGTGGTGCTTTTGAAATACCAGCACTTTCCTCTGTGCCTACAGCTTATATTAACAAAAGTACGGGCAAAATAATATTTTTACCTCACGATAAAGATGGAAATCTTATGATTGCCGGTGGAAAACCACCTGCAGGTTATGAATTAGCATCTGAAGCAGACTTAGAAGACACACCAGAAGAAGTGCAAACACCTCAAGTTGAGCAAGAGCAAGTTGAAGATAACTCAGATAATACCGATAAACTTGGAAACAACCCAGAATATAGTGGGGGTGGAGCAAGAATTGGAGATCAAGATTATGCTGTTAAATTTGGGGCTGATGGCGAAGTATATATTGCCAACGAAAAAGAAGACAGAGATGCAGGATTTAGTTCTCCACAATGGATGCAACTTAATGAAAAAGACTCAGAAGAAATGGGATTTACAGGAAAAGCTAAAGATAAATTAATGGGCGAAGCATCCTTTGGTAATTCAGCAGGTGGATGGCTAGGCAATCCTTTAAGAGAAGGTGCAAAGAAAGAAGCTCAAGATAAAATTAGAACATTTCTAGATAAACGAAGTTCTAGTGGTTTTGACGTATCTAAGCAATATTTAGATAACTTAGGTCAAAAGAAAAGAGATAGACAAAAATTCAATGATAAATATTTTGGTGGCATTGGAGATGCAATTAATACAGTTGCTGATTTAGCAAGTAATTTTTCTCCTACGGGAATAGCATCAAATGTTGCTAAGAGTTTGAACGATCAAAAAGTAACTTCAGCAATTCCGACATCGTCAACATCAAATAATAATAGTAATAATGATAATGAGGAAAAATCTTCTCGCAATAGCCCAGAAGAAAATAAAAAGACGGCAGTAAAAGAAGTAAAAGACCCAAAAGATGGCAAAAAAGAAAAAGTAGATACAGGTAGTTGGGGCAATTACGGATTTAAAGAGGGTGGATTAGCATCAAAGAAAAAGCCCGGTATTAAGTATTCTAAAGGGGGAACAGTGAAGAGAAACAAAAAAGGTCTGGCAACCAAATGAATATGAAGGAGTAATTTATGGCTGAAGTAGCTATTAAAGAAGAAAAGAAAGTTAAAGGCTTTATGCCCTACAAAAATACTAAAACTGTAGAGGATGAAGAAAAAGAGCTTAAAGAAATGGAAGAAGCTCATGTAAGAGTCGCTGAAGCTGACGTAAAAAAAGTTGAACAAGAAATTGCAGAACTAGATGAAAATCTAGATGCAGAAGAAAAGTCTTTTAAAAAGAGATATGGTGATTTACGAAGGCATACTCAAAAGAAGGAACAAGAGTTTCAAACACAGTTAAATGAATTAAAATCCCAACTAGCTGAGTCAACAAAGCAAAACATTAAACTTCCTAAGACAGAAGAAGAAATAGATGCTTGGGCAAAAGAATACCCTGATGTTGCTGGTATAGTTGAAACAATAGCGACTAAGAAAGCTATGGAACAGGCTAAAGACTTAGAATCAAGAATGAAACAGATTGATCAAATGCAATCTGATGCTAAAAGAGAAAAAGCCGAAGCTGAACTACTCAGATTTCATCCTGACTTTGAAAACATTAAAGAGAGCGAAGACTTCCACGAATGGGCTGATAAACAGCCTAAATGGGTACAGAATGCTTTATATGAAAATGAAGACGATGCTTCATCTGCTGCGAGAGCAATAGATTTGTATAAGTCGGATAAAGGTTTATCTAAAAATACCAAGAAAAGTTCTTCAGATAAAGATGCTGCAATGGATGTAAAGACAGCATCAGCAAGAACAAATGTTACTGAAAAACAAAGTAAAGTTTTTCGGGAGAGTGAAATAGCTAGTATGACAGACAAACAGTTTGAGAAACACCAGGATACTATTTTAGCTCAACAACGAGAAGGTAAGATAATTTTAGATATGTCAAGAAGAAATTGAAAAAAATCACTTGACAAAGTAATTGCTATAGTGTATAACTATAGAATACCAAACCCCTGTATGTATTTATACAGCTACGTTTAACTGAATTTCCAAAAGTAAATTGTAAAAGATCACTCTGCTGTGTACAGCCCGAAGGCATTCGCACCTGTATTAAACTCAGACCTCTAGTACGTTGACAAAGGAATAATATAATTATGTCAATGGAGGATTATTATGGCATTAGGAACTGCGTTAGGTACAA